ATGACGCAGAACCACGACACCGTAAAGAACACGCTGTACATTCTTTCGTTGTTTGCAGCTATTGGGTCCTTTTTGCAGATGTTGACCCCAGTATTTGGCCTGATTGGTGCCGTGTGGACATTGATGCGTATTGCTGAGATGATTGCCGGTAAGCCCTTTGCGGAGATCATCCGTCGAAAGAAGCCTGATGCCGTCGACGAGTAAGAAACAGCACAACTTCATGAACGCCGTGGCTCACAACCCGGCCTTTGCGAAATCGGCAGGGGTCCCACAATCGGTGGGGAAAGACTTTTCCGCGGCTGACAAAGGCCGCAAATTCTCCAAAGGTGGTGATATGAAGCATGATGACGCAAAGATGGATAAGTCCATGATGCAGAAGGCCGTGAACAAACACGAAAGCCGACTGCACAAAGGCCAGCCTATGACCAAATTGGCCAAAGGTGGGGGCATTAAACGCGCTGATGGGTGCGTGACTAAGGGTCACACCAAAGGCAAAATGGTCGCCATGTGTGGCGGCGGGAAAATGTAAGGAGTTGACCATGGACAAGAAACTGATCGAACAGGCCAAGCAAGAGGCCGCAGACGCCAAAGCCAGCAAGAAGGCTGAAAAGGCATACAACGCTGCCAGCTCGACACCCGTCGTGCCGGAGAAGAAGTTCGCCAAAGGTGGTAGCGTCACGCGCGCTGACGGTTGCGTGAGCAAGGGCCACACCAAGGGCAAGATGGTGTAAACCATGCGAGCCAGCCGCGGTATGGGGGACATCGCCCCCTCTAAAATGCCCAAAGGCGTGCGTAAAGCCCGCCGGGATGACACCGACTTCACGCAGTACGCTGAAGGCGGCAAGGTGGGGCTGTATGCCAACATCAACGCCAAACGCGAGCGCGGCGCAAAGATGCGCAAGCCCGGCCAAAAAGGCGCCCCAACCGCGCAGGCGTTCATCGACTCCGCAAAAACCGCAAAGAAGTAACCCATGGCCATTTCAGGTACCACCGCGTTCAACATGGACCTCACCGAACTGGTGGAGGAGGCGTTCGAGCGCTGTGGTGCTGAGCTGCGCACGGGCTATGACCTGCGAACTGCCCGCCGGTCTCTGAACTTGCTGTTCGCTGACTGGGCCAACCGCGGCATCAACATGTGGACGTTCGAGCAGGGCACGATTCCGCTCGTCCCGGGCACTGCGACGTACGACCTGCCGGCCGACACCGTGGACTTGATGGAGCACGTCATCCGCACGGGCGCGGGCTCCGCATCAACACAGGCGGACCTGAACATCACGCGTATCAGTGTTTCTACGTACGCCACCATCCCCAACAAGCTGCAGCAGGCTCGGCCGATTCAGGTCTGGATTGAGCGCTTGCAGCCGAACCCCCGGATCACGGTCTGGCCGGTTCCTGACAACACCACGACCTACACGTTCGTGTACTGGCGACTCAAGCGCATCGACGACGCCGGCAACGGCGTGAACACGATGGATGTGCCCTTCCGGTTCCTGAACGCCATGGTGGCGGGCTTGGCCTACTACTTGTCGCTGAAGATTCCAAACGCTGCTCAGCGCCTTGACGTCCTGAAAGCTCAGTACGATGAGGCTTGGGACTTGGCCAGCTCTGAGGACCGCGAAAAAGCTGCGGTCCGGTTTGTGCCGCGCCACATGTTCATTGGCGGCGGGGGTACCTGATGCCGAACCGGTTTGCGTCGGGCCCACGGGCCATTGCGATGTGCGACATTTGCGGCTTTCAGTTCAAGCTAAAGGAGCTGCGCACGCAGATCGTCAAGACCAAGCCGGTGAACGATCGGGTCTGTAAAGAGTGCTGGTCGCCTGACCACCCGCAGCTGCAGTTGGGCATGTATCCTGTGGATGACCCACAGGCGCTGCGCAACCCACGCAACGACACGACGTACGTCACTGCAGGTACAAACGCCGCGGGCAACCTAACTGGCGGCTCTCGGGACATTCAGTGGGGCTGGGCACCGGTTGGCGGGGCGAGCAATTTCGACGCGGGGCTTACCCCTAACTACTTGGCATCAACATCAATTGTTGGTACAGTCACCATAACTTGAAGGAGCCCATCATGGCATTCACAAAATCAGCTGACGGCATCGCCAAACAAGGCAAAACCAAAGGCAAAAACCTCGGCGACAGCGGCCCCACCTCCAAGGAGATGATGGGCGGCAAGCCGGGCAAAACTGGCGGCGGTAAAACCAACGCCAACATGAAGACCATGGGTCGTGGCTTGGCCAAGATCGCCGCACAAAAGCGAGGCTAAGATGGCAACCTTCAGCAAAAAACTCATGGGCAAAGAGGTCGGCTCCGCCAGCACTTACGCCAAACCACACACGATGGACGGCAAAGCTGGCACGGGCGCGAAGTCCATGCAGGACCCGAACAACATCGCGGCCAGCAAGATGACTCACAAG